CCAATAAGATCATCTTCATCAGTTTCAATAGTAATGTTTACGCGGATAAGTTCCCGACCCAGTTGAGCACACGCTTGCTCAACCGAGAACGTTTTGCCGTTTCCAGAAAGTCCAGTAATGAACGTTGGATAGAATAGACGGGACTGAATAATCTTTTTAAGATCACCGAAGTTGCCAAACTTGACGAAGGTATCATCTTTTGTGGGAATAAGGTTTTGTTCGATTGCAGGCATTGCTGCAGGGGCTACATATGTGCGTTCGATCTCTTCAACTTTTTGAGGAGTAACTTCTAGATTCCACTTACCACGACTAATTTTATAATCCGTCAATTTGTTGGTGACAGTCTGATAGTTGAAATCATTCATCTGACAGAATGCCTTGATCTCAGCAGAAGTCACAGACTCGCCATAAGATTCACGGAGACATTCAATGATGCTTTCTTTGGACAGACCCATTTGCTTTGTTTGAACTGTGGCTATTGTAGACGAAAAAGGGAGGTCTCAAACCTCCCGGTGGTCACTTCTCAAACCGTCTATATTTGATCATAAGGGCCCCAAGCATCCATGCTTGAGCAAGACTTTTAGGGCCTTCCTTGAGTATTTTTCTTACCTTCGGATCATTCTCACATTGAAGTGCTATTTCTTTCCAATTCATTGTCATGCGACGAGAGAAATGAATTCTCCAAGAACTTTTTTATTTAGTTTCTTAGTCTTCAAAGATTTTACAAAAGCAGATTTAATTTTTGCTTTTGAGGCATCTTCTTCCACTTCAAACTCAGAATCTGACGATAAAACACTGGAAGAAATCCCAAAGTAAACATCATATCCCGAATTTTTGAGGGAAAAACTTTTTGTTTTTTTCCACTCAGTTTGTACTTTTTCTTTTTTCTCATACCACCCAGAGTCTTTCATGGGATCAAAATAAAGACTAAGGAATCGACTCAAGTCTCTACCTTCGAGAACTCGGATACCAATGAAACTAGTGTCAGGAAAACGATCTTTTAAGTTTTTCAAAAGGACATCAGTAAACTCAGAGAAACAATACCCAAATTTATATGTCATCCCAAGTTTACGATCACGAAGGAAGGTTCCCTCAGGATTAACTCTACGACATCCCATATAAGGTTCTGCATCAGGGCCACGCTGAATCATTACATGATATGGAACAGTATTTGCTTCACCATCAGTTAAGACGATACAATGAACTTTCTGAAGTCTATGAATTTTTTGAAAGTGCGGAATGATTTGATGAAGGGAAATAATTGCTTCATTCAGAGGCGTACCCGAAAGTGATACTCGTGAAGGATACGTATACTTACATGTCCAGGAGCAGGTAAATGTGCATGCAAGTCTCCAAATATTAATAAGTTGCTTTTCAATATTCTTACCAGACACTTCACTAGTAAGAATGTTCATCATAGAAAATCTTTCATGAACAGAGAGAAGTCCCTCTTCTTTTACATAGTGTTGAAGGAGGTGTTCCGTAGCAGTATCTGTCGCTTGTTCATAATCCCACTTCCGCCATTCTCCAGTAAATGCATATACATCAAAAGCAATTCCAACTTTTTTACAGAACCAAACAAGATTAAACAACTGCTTACAAGTATCCTTGATGGTATCTTGCATTGATCCAGACCAGTCCAGAACAAATACGAGGCCATGATTTTTGCCATCAGGAAGGGTGGTTACTTTCTTGAACAGGTCTTCATTATACTTGTAAGTATGCAATTTACTTGTATCAAGAACTCCAGTCCTACTGGTAGTAGCACGAGCATATGAGTCTGCTGACTTACGGCACTCAAATTCTTTTACAAGATAGTTCACCTCTTTTTGAGTTGATTTCTTAAACTTCCTATATTCAGAATCAGCTTCTTCAAAGACATCAAACGTTGTATATTGTTCCTGCTGTCTATTGAACCACTCATCAACATAAGTATGAAACTCAGAGTTCTTGACTACAATAGTATCAAGATTTACTTTAGGAATTTCTACGTAGTTATTTTCATATGAACTATTTCCAACTAGGTCTTTGAGTTTATTCTCTAAAGAATCTGCAGTGCGAACATTCGGCTCATCAGAGTAGTCAATGTCAGAAGAAATGCTTCCAGGGTCTCGATCTTCACCAGTGGAATCAGGAGTTTTGTTTTGTTCAGATGTACCTTCTTCTTCATCAGCATCTTCACTCTCAGTGGATCCTTCCATATTCACAGGAGGTTGTGATTCATTATCAGAAGAAGAAGGAAGACTATCAAACTCATTAAGATCATCTACCTTTTGACTCTCATCTTGTTGTTGCGTACAAAACTTATACAGAGCCTCAGCGGCAATAGCAACATCTGCGAAGGTTTCGCATGAATCAACCAGATCAACGATCTCTTTCTCTTTTTCAGAAAACTCAATCTTTACAAAATTACCAACCTTAGCATTGATATTAATCTTGTCAGCAAGATTATAAGTTGTCAGATCCTCACCTTGAATTTCAAAAAAATCTTCATCATTCAACTCTTGATATCCACGATAGAAAGTCTTTGCAAGACCCATATACCTACGCTTCATCAATTTCTCAATACGACAATCCTCAACCACATTCACAAATTGATGAGGAATTCCTTTCGGAGGATCTTCGTCAGGAGTGTAAAGTGCATGGCCAACTTCGTGTCCGACCAGAAGATCATATACTACGTTGCTTGCCTTCTCCCACATCGGCAGAGTCAGTACACGAGTATGAACATTGAACTGAGCAGTCTTAATTTTCTTGTGCTCAACTACAAGATCCTCAGTAGCAAGCAGTTTGGCAAGTTGTGATTTGATTTCGTGGGAGACTGCCATGTGTTCTGTTTCGTATGTGGCCATAATACGACGAAAGGTCGCCTTTTCGACGACCCATGTGCCTCTTTTTGAACTGGCGCAGTGCTTCGCGCCTTGCTCTCATTGCTTGTGGTTTTAATTTTCTTTTCTGTTCCTTCTTGGAGTGATGTTGCCAGTTAGGAGTTGTCATCGGTCGAGACAGTATCCAGAATATTTATTGTAGGAAACCATCCGATGCTTGTCAAGATACTGATATCAGCAACGTTATCAATCGCCTCTCCAGGGGTCATCTCTTTCACTGGCAAATCACCTTGACCAAACTTTTCTGCTAGTTTTCTAACAGGGACAGATTCACCATATCCAACAGGAACCACTCCAGTAATATCGCTTGAAGCAAGATACCTAATTGCACGACATACATCCTTTACATGAATCCAATCTCTTTTATGATTAGTGACATATGTTGCTTTTTTATCTCTAAGGAGACCATACATCATATTAGGGCGAACATCCGGGCCATAGACCGTAGTAAACCTCATTCCTACGGAATTGGGAGGTGCCATCTGTTCATTAACCCATTTACTCATTGCATATGGATTCTCCCAATACTTATCATCAACAGCACTTGAAGATGCATATAAAAGACGAGTATTAGTTTCGCCGCACCAGTCAAAGATAGGTTTTGCTTTGACTACATTATTATTATAATATTCTTCTGGTTTTTCCAGACTCTCACGAATATCTGCCCATGCTGCAAGATGAATGACTAGATCATAATCTCCACCTTTGAAGTCTGAGATATCATCAGGACGATCAAGCCCATGAGCAAGATACCCTACCTGTTCTCTCCAATCAGAAAAAACGTATCTTCCAATAAATCCCCTATGTCCGGTTACTAATACTTTCATGTTACAGGCCAATCAATTACTTTTCTAATTTCCTCATTGTATTTCCAAACTTCTTTTAGAATATCAGCATTAATATTCTTAGATTCCATTTGGACTACAAGGGAGTTAAGATCTTTGGGGAAACAAGTTCCACCAAATCCACGATCATTGTCAATACCAGGGACTTGAGTGTGTGATCTACCAATCCTGCTGTCAGCAATTACTCCGTCACATACCATATCATAATTCATACCTGATGCTACACAGAAGTCATACATCTTATTAAAGTATGCTACCTTACATGCAAGGAAGGTATTGGAAAAATATTTGATAGCCTCACTTTCATCAGAAGAGACCATGATGTTAGGAATTTTTGGAAAACATCTAGAGAAAAGTTTTGCAAAGTCTCTACAAAGTTCAGGATCTCCACCAATCACATTTCTTTCAGAGTTAGCAAAATCTTGAACTGCATTTCTTGCTGTTAGGAACTCTGGATTATGAATTACGTTATGACGTTCAGAATATTTTTTAGTTGTTCCAACTGGAACTGTAGATTTAATAATGAAAGTGGCTGCTATGTAATCTGGAACTGATTCAAAAAAATCATCCAAAATTGATAGGTCACATTCACCTCCAGATCTCATTGGAGTTGGAAGACAAACAAAAATATAATCACATTCTAATACCTCCAGAAGAGTATTAAAAGATTTATTTTTGTCTACGTCATAAACTTTAGTAGACACCTTGTCTCTAAAGTTTTGATAGACTGCATTTCCAACAAACCCATTACCAACAATACCAATCATTTTACCATCCCACTAAATCCTTTAATTTTTTCAAATCGTATCACATCCTCAAATCTATCATCCATCCCACCCTTGTGAGAGATGACGAAAATATTTGCATCCTTAACTACGAACCGAATAATTTTTAAGAATTCTTCTGTCCCTTGGCCGTCAAGTGAACTATCAAATACCTCATCTAAAATCATAAGATTTGTAGCAACAGAGTTTTTGAATTTTGCAACTTCTCTCCAAGTGAACAGAAGTGCTAGATCAATTCTCTGTTTTTCACCTTCACTAAAAGAAGCATATGAAAAGTCTTCATGTATCGGTGATTGGACGGTTTCGTTAAACTCTTCATCAAGAGTAAAGTTTATGTAGAAGTCCATCATCTGTAGATAACGGTTTACTTGCTGATTTATCAGCGGTAGATACTTCTTGATGATTTTAGATTTAACTCCACCGTCTTTGAGTAGACTATACGAAAAATCGTAGTAGTTAATTGTGTCCTTTTTTGAAGCTAGTTCGTCGTATGTAGTTTTTAAATTGTCCTTGAAGGTTTCTAGTTTCTCATGCTCAGTATTTCTGTTTGCAAGATTATCGGTAACTCTTTGAATTTCCGATTCCAGATCTCTGATCTGTCGTTGACATCCAGAAATCCGAGTATTGTTTTGAGAAATGCCATTATTGAGTTTAGTAATCTCCTTCGATAGGGCAGTAAATTGACGCTCTCGCTCTTGTTCGTTTTTAATTGCTTCTTCTAGTTCATTATAACCAGATTGCAACTCTTGGGCTCTAGATTGTGCGTCGTCAATTTTATTTATTCTAAAGTCCTCCTCAATTGGTTGTGTACAGGTGGGGCAGACCGAATTCTCTGTGAAAAATTTATGTTCCTTTGTAATGGTTAATACTTTTTGGGAAATCTTACCCTTTAAGTTACCTAACTTCTTTAACTTTTCTGTAGCTCCAATAACATATTCCTGTTCCTTTGTGTACTTGAAAATATCTTCTTCAGTAACAGAGTTCTCTTTCATATACAAAAGAATCTCTTTATCCAACTCAGAAATTTTGGTTTTTCTATCCTCAATATTTTTCTTACCACGCTTCTCAATCTCATCAATAAAGTTAGTTTGCATTTCAACTTTATCACTCAAAGACTCTTTCTTTAGATCAAGAGTTCTGACTTCATCTTTGGTTTGGCGAATCTTATCTTTAATAATAGAATTCATCGAAGAGAAGATTTTAATATCCAAAAGATCTTCAATCACTTCACGACGATTGGAAGTAGTCAACTGCATGAAAGGCACAAAAGTGCTACTGCCAAGAACAACAATCTGAGTAAAAGATTTATAGTTCATTTTGATAACAGATTGCTCTAGCCACTTTTGCTGGTCTAAAGCAGATGACTTTTGATCTAGAAGAACATCATTTCTGTAAATCTCAAACAAATTCGGTTTGATTCCACGAATTACTTTCCAATTAATATTACCAATAGAAAATTCAACCTCAACTAAACAATCTTTTTCATTGACAGAGTTTACAAGTTGAGGTTTATTAATTTTTCTGAATGGTTTACCAAACAAAGAAAAAGTAAGAGCATCAAGAACTGTGCTCTTACCAGATCCATTTGAACCAACAATCAACGTTGTAGATTTTTTTTGGAAATTAATTTCAGTATATTGATTGCCAGTGGAAAGAAAATTTTTCCAACGGACCTTTTCAAATAAAATCATGATTAGTTGCTACTGGAGGAACCACAATATCGTTTTTTGTTATGATGGTATATTCATACCCTTGAGATTCACAGACTGCTATCATAGCTTCATCTTCAACCTCATTAATGCTCATTTCAGGAGAACCCTCTTCTTCTAGCATCATAGCATATCGTGTTGCATCATCTTCTTCTTCAAAGATATACAAGACTTGATTGCCTTCTTCATTCTGTACAGAATAAACTCCCTTTTCATCTACTGTTAGAATGTACATTATACTAGCTCACATGCTTCTTGATAAATTTCTTGCATGATTTTTTGAACTAAAGACTTATCAAGATTAATTTCAGCTTCTTCAATGTACCTGTTTAATATAGAAATAGTATCTTCAGATTCAAGAGGAGTAAAATCTTCTTCTTTGTACCATCCACCAAAATTAAAGTTTTCAACAATCTTTAATTCTGCTACTCCTGAGGAATAGAGTTTATCAACAAACTTTTCAAAATCCTTAGTGTTTGTTTTTTTACGAACAATTACTTTGACAATTTTGTCTTCATACTCACTTGCATCAAATAACTGATGAGGAGTATCCTCATAGTATACATTATAAAACAATCTGTAAGGATTGTCTACATGAAAATGTTCAAGAGTTTCTGTATCAAAGATGGTGAATCCTCTCCGATCACCGACATCTGTCCAGAACATTTCGTATGGATTTCCCAAGTAATAGACCCGTCCATTATCCGATCTAGTGTGGTAGTGACCGCTGTAGACCTTGGAGAACTTTGAATATAACTCGCTCTCATGACCATGATCCATGACGATCTGTCGATTAACTCTAAATCCGTTGAGCTCAAGGTGCCCCATCGCGCAGATGCAATCTGACGCTTGAATAAATTTGAAAGTGCTTTCCTCATTGTCTTTATTAATCCAGGGAATAAACAGTATCGGAAGATTTCCTATTTCAACTTCGGTTGCAGCGTCATAGACCTGAACATTTTCATATTCACGAAGTAGAAGATCAACAGCATTAATTTTATTTGTATTCTTATAGTATGCTGTATGATTGCCAACAATGGTATGGACTGTGACGCCCATATTTTTTAGACGATCATAATAATTATCCTTTGCCCATGCCAATACAGAGAAGTCAACTCCTTTACGGCTATCAAAAGTATCACCCATATCGATGATAGTTGTGATTCCATTTTCCTCAAGATAGGGAAAAAAGATATCATTATAAAATTTTAAAAAATAATCATGAAACAGTTTGGAGTTTTTACGACAACCAAAATGTTGATCAGTGATAATTGCAACTTTCATCAATAACGAAGTTTAGAATGCACAGCATCTTTGATGCTATTATAGTCGGCAGAATTCATTCCGTCAACTCCGTCATCATAAAATACTTGATCATAACCAGACTTCTCAAGGATCTTATTCTTGATTTCTAACTGACGCTTTTCTCTTTGGATCCTACGGAGAAACGCATAATGAATGATCTGCGTAAAGTAAGCAAAAGGATTTTGGGATTTCTGAGGATTAAAATTATGAATGTACTGAACGCAATTTTCGATTCCATCTGAGATCATGTCCTCCTTGAACATGTAGTTAACAAAGTTTGGCTTGAAGGACAAGTGATTTGCGATCTTCAAGAAACACTCACCAATATAGCGTGGAATGGGTGGTTTTGTATCCCACCTCTTGCCTCTGTCTTCTTTTGTGGGTTCTCTACCGTATTTCTTAATAAAGGTAATTTCAACCTCACTTTGATAGTGAGTTAGAGCTGCTAGAAATTCCTTATTGTTAACGTAGTGCTCAGATCTTTTACGTTTTGCCATAGTTCCGGTAGGTATCATAAAAAAACATTATCAATATTATGTAGATATTATAACACTTCCACACATAGTTGACAAGGTATCGAAATAACGTTACAATAACTCTGTCAGGGTTGATAAGGATTACTTAGCTTTTCTTGTAAAGCTTCTCTAAAATATCTTTAGCATCATTCACGGTAGATATAAATCCCATTTCCCTTGTTATCTTTGGTTGACCAGTCTTTGCTTTGTCAGAGTCTCTTACAAATTGTTGATATATCGATATCATTTCCAAATCAGATGATTCAGATAAGGTTAAAACATCATCTAGATTTACAACAAACAAATCCTCTTTGGTTGTTTTCAACCATGGTTCTACTTTATAACCTGCTAAACCTGTTCTTGTTTTTACTTCAACAATAGTAATTGGATTGGAAATTAAGAGCAATGTCCTATCGTCTTCTTCAGAGGCTGCTACTTTGGCATAGATCTCCTCTCCAGATTTAAGTTTTATTGTTGCGTAAAAATCGTCTTCTATCATACTTTTAATTGAATAGTGATTATTTCATAGTTAAAATTTTCCTCATTATAAATTTTAATTCTTTCGATTAAGTGATTTAAAGTGTAGTTTCGTCTTGACTTATGAGTACAATCATCAGAGATGTCATAGAGGATTGCTTTAGTTTTATCTTTTCCTTTTCTAAGTACTCTTCCAATTGATTGTAAATTTCTAACTCTTGATTTTGATGGGGATGCAAAGATAACGTTATGGAGGTTTTTAATATTGATACCAGTAGAAAAAGTTCCATAAGAGGCAACAATAATTGCGCTGTTCTCTCTTTCTGTTATCTCTCTTACTAATTCTCGCTCTTCAGTATCAACGCCACCATGTATAAAAAATACTTTATGGTCGTCACCCTTGTTCTTATTTATCTCCTCATAGAGAATTGCTCCATGGCTCTCAACTCTTTGGAAAAGAACAAGTGTATTCCCTTTAAGATCAAGTGTTAAATTTTTAATAAACCTATTTCTTTGTTCATGAGAAATGAGATATTGTATTTCATCTTCATAAGTATCAAACGTTTGTGGGGGATGTTTAAGAACAAGACACTGAATGTCTAATTGAGATAGATGACCTTGACGCATCAATTCATCAGTTTTAGTGACTTTATATGATGGGCCAAAGAGACCCTCTAACACCCACTTATGAGTTTGTGTACCATCAAGTGTTCCAGTAAATCCAAATCTATATTTTGCATGATGCAATTTTGTCATTATAGATATTAAAGATTTACTCTTAAACAAGTGAGCTTCATCACCAATTACAACGTTATACTCTTCAAAAAAAGATCTTTCTAATTTATAGACAGATTGCCAAGTTGTAATTGTTACTGAAGCATCATTACTCTTTTCTCTGCCAGAATAGATACGGTGACAATATGAATCAGCATCCCAACCATAATCAAGAAAATCCTTATACATCTGCTCTACGAGAGATGTCGTTGGAACAACTAGCAAGATTTTTTGACCTTTGTCAACGTAATATCTTACAAGAGAGTAAATCATCAGAGATTTGCCGCTTGCAGTGGGTGATATCAATAGTTTTCTATTGTGCTTTAGAGCGTCGTATACTCCCTCAATTTGATACTTCCTTGGTGAGTGAGAACATATAGCTTGCATGTAACCTTTAACACCCTCATATGAGATCTGATCATTCTCCTCATATGGGGTTCCATAATATTTGTTATCTTCAAATTTGTAAGTGTATCCGTAATTATTACAGAATTGCACAATCTTATCCAACAGACCAACATAGATCTGTTTAGATCTCATATCATATAAATGAATTTCTCCATTCCAATTTCTGCCCCGATACTGGGGCATGAATTTAGCATTGGGAACTTCAAATTTGAAATGATCACGCAACTCATACTCGATATGAGGCTCTGCGTTGATCTTTAAAAATACTTCGTTCGATTTTGATATAACAACATTTGCAGTCGTGTCAATCATAACGTAGATATTCATCTACGGTTATTTATCTACCCCAGTCCAGAGTTGAATCTCATAAACTCAATTGCATTCTTAATCTGGTACGTGCGGTTTTGAACTACCTTTAGAATGCTTTCCAGATAGACTAGCATCGTATCATAGTAATCAATTTTGAGATTTGCATTTGAAAGTTTTTCATCTGCATCAAGATACTTAGTCATCGTATCTTTATCTCTAATTTTTTTAGGAAAAGGTTTTTCAATATAAACGTCAGGATCAGCCTTACCACTAAAGTATTCGTATCTTTCGTGGCGAATATTTTTTCTTTGTTGTTCTGCCTTCTTTCTCAGAAGAAAAATGGTATTATATAATTCAAAATATTTTGCATGAAGAGATGCAATATTCAAAGATTCTGTATGTAAATTGTCTGGATCTATTTTTGAATCTTTTTCCCACATCTCTTGAATTGAATCAAGATCAATGCTCATAATTTTTTGTTCTCTAAGTCAGTCAATGTGTAACTAGTATACTTGAAACTTACGTCAGCTGTAAAGTATTGGATATCCGTATCAGTAGCATCAAAATTTAAGGTTGTCAACGAATATGGAAATAAGTCTTTGAAATTTACATTAAATTTTGGAACCAGATTGCTGCTCAAGATTTGTAGAGTTCCATCCGAAAAAACATTTCTCTTGTCTTTAGAATATGGTCCTCTGTGATCAGATTCTGTCTCAAGATCTCTAAATTCTTGAGTCTCCTCAGGAAATCCTAAACCTCTCATCCAGTTTTGGATCTCCATAAAGTTTTCAAGATTTTCATCAACCAAGAAAGTTAGATTTAAATCTCCAAAATCAATCTTATCACCTGGTGTTGGAATGTCTCTAAGATAGTTTGGTTGTATTGCAATTCCAAGATTTAAATCTGGAATATTTGCAGATTGGCAGAAAAAGGCAACCTTGGGACTTCTTCTCATAGAGAACTTAAATCCTACAGGTGCAAGAAAATTTCTATTTTCTATCTGCCCATATGGGTTTGCTTTTGCCATTATTCAAATTCCTTAAAGTTTTTCATTCGCCGCCACCCCCATTACCACCATTGCCGCCACCGTTACCACCGTTAGAGCCATTGCCCCCATTACCATTTCCATTACCATTCCCAGAGTGCCCATTTTTGTTAGCACTTCCGTTACCGTTTCCGTTCCCATTGCCATTCTTTGAACCGCCACCAAATCGGGGATACCCATAAGATTTTACTTTACCTGATTTTTTTGGTTGGCATGATTTTGATTTATTATCAAAGTAATATCCTTTAGGGCATTTATTAGCTTCGTTAATAAATGAGTTCAGAGATTTCATCTGTTGACAATCATTTCAAACCATTCTTCACTCATACCGGTGATGATATGGTCAGCGGACTCTTTGTCCTGGGCATAACCTTCATGAATCAAATGCTCAACAACTAAATTATATCTTTCCAGAATTTCTCTGGTTTCTCTAGGTGTCTGTTTCATTTTAGATACTTTATCCGTATTCTTATTTAGATAAAAAAAGACCCCCTTGCGGGGGTCCTGCACTTCCTTCACACGTAAGGAAATTATATCACATGAGGTTCTTAACAGCAACACGTCTGTAGTAACGGTTCTGGTTAACATGCAGATTACCCGAACCTTGATTGGTTCCTTCCGCGAATGGGTTAGCAACAATCCCGTAGCGGGTCTTGAAGCCAATTTTTGGTTGGAAGGAGTTCTCACCAACGGCGCGAACCATTTGGAGAGGAACGTATGGGCAATAGAAGAGACCAGCGTCATAAGGGGAAGTACCCTTGTAACCTACGACGTAATACTGGTTACCTGGAGTTCCGTTAGCAGAGGTCAGGTTTGCAGCATATGGGTCGATGTAGACACGGAATTTACCCATCAGGGTTCCGGCGAAGGTGTTACCGGTGTCATCAACGTTAAGGTTTGCGTTGAGTGCAGGGGTGTAATCGAGAACACCAGCCATGGTCAATGCAGATGCTACGTCTGCAGAGCACATGATGATGTTGCCCTTCCCGCGACGAGTTCTTTGTGCGATAGCGTTGGCATCGCGCTCGATCTGGAACAGGAGACCCTTGAACTTCTCAACACTCCAGCGACCGTTGGAGTCGATGTCGAGGTCGAATACACCAGCGGTAGCGGTGTTCTGAACAGCACCTTGCTCAGCAGTCTTGTAGATGGTTCTGATGACTTCGCGGTTGATCTCAGCAAGAATCTCAGTAGAGAGAATGTTTGCGAGTTCCGCTTCAGCATTCAGACCATGGATTGCCTTAAGGTCCTGTGCGAGTTCTAAGGAGTACTCAGCCTTCAGTGCTCTAGACTTCGCAGTAACGGTGACTTTCTCGATCGAGAATGCCATCTGGTTGAAGGCATTGTTACCAGTGCCATCAAGAGATTCTGCGTCGTCAGTACGCATACCCTGACCAACTCTGTAGCCGAGGGAAGATGCAGAACCAACAGGGTTAAGTACAGATGGGTTAGTACCGGACTGTGCGGTAGTACCCATACCAGCGACAGCATCGGTCATTCCGTCTTCGCCGTTAGACGCCTTATCGCGTCCGGAGAATGCGGAATCAGGCTCGTTGTAGAATGCCTCGGTGCCAGACTGAGAAGTGTAGCGGGAGCGCATTGCGAAGATCAGTCCAGTAGGACCGGTCATTGGTTGAACGCCTGCGAGGTCATATGCGACCAGGTTAGGCATTGCGCGTCTGATCAGGGAGATCAGAACTGGATCGAAACCAGCGGTTGGGCCGGTTGCGGTTGCATTAGCAGAGAAACCTGCATTAGCACCAGTCTGGGTGTTAACGTTAGGTTGCTCAGTCAGGAATGATCCTGAATCAGCGAAAGCATTTTGCTCTCTTAAAAACTTTTCTTGGTTTTCAAGCAGGGTAGCGGTAACGGCTCTCTTATGGTTGTCTTCGATTGAACCAAGACCCTCATAGTTGAGGAGAGGTGCCCACTTTTCCTGCAATTGCTCGGAATTGAACATTGCGGTTTTACCTAATTTAAATGTTTACGTTTGATTTAATATTAAAATCAGTTATTTGCTAAATGTGGAAAGAGTTTTCAGGTATGCAGCCATCGAGCCGTTAACGGTTTCGGGTGAACTGTCAACACCTTCGGAAAGGTTCTCTTTCTTAGCTGATGGAGAAACTCCTTTTGAAGGGAAATAAGATTCCTTCAAAGTCTCCAGTTTTTCACGATATTGATTTTCACTTTCAAACTCCACACTTTCGGCAAGTGAGGCGAGCTTCTCTTTCTGAGTCTGTGCAAGACCTTCAGAGACTTGATCTACGATTCCATCAGCAACCGACTCTGCGAGACGCTTGTTAAGGGAAACATTTTTCTCAATTTGCTCGTTGAGTTTTGTTTCCATGTCATCTAGTTTTTCTACCATGCTCTCAAGTACATCATACTTTTCTTCAGGGATTGATACATAATGTTCTTCAAAAAGACTCTTCATTCCAGTGAGGAACGATTCGGTCATCTCACTCTTGAGACCTGCTTCGATTGCAAGTTGATTCTCAGTGAACCACTCTTCAGCAACGTACTCAAGGTAAGAATCGACACGCTCATTTAATTCCTTCTTGATGTCCTCAACTTCTTCAGCGAGAACTTCGGAATAGCGTGCTTCCAGGGCTTCTTTGACTTCAGCAACTTTAGCGTTAATTGCTGTTTCAAAGATTGTGCGTGCTTTCTCCTGGAACTCTTCAGAGAGTTCTTCGCCTTGGAGAAGAGCATTGACATCTTCATCGATGTCATACTCAGCAACGACTTCTTCTTCGACTGTTTCTTCTTCGGTAGTCTCTTCTTCAGCAACTACTTCCTCTTCTTCTACAGTCTCTTCTTCAGAAACTACCTCATCGGTAACTTCCTGATCTTCTTCGACAACGGCTTCGGTATCGAGTTCTTCTTCCTCTTTCATACCTTTTGCAGCTTCAGCTGGTTTGGCACCTTTGTTGACGACATCCTTAACTTGCTTAAGGGAACCGCCTGGGGTGGCCAATTTTGCTGAGTCATCATCAGGCTTATAGTTATCGGGGGTAGGACCACCGAGATCTTCATAAGAACCTGCTACTGACGTATCCATTGCGTCCGCTGCTCCCGCTTTTGCATTTACAGCGGTTTTGGATTGCTTTGTGCCTACTTCCATTTCTTGTAAATCTCCACGAGACATTTGAACTCTCCGAACCTTGTACGAATTTAATCTATATTTATTTATAAATTAAAATATTTTATGTAAGCACCACTACTTACAGTGAATTTAAGAAATCGTTGAATAGATTTAACTTATGTTCTTCTAAACGTCTTTGGTCAACCAAAGTGTTTATCTTTCTTTGAGTGTTTTCCGCGAGTTTTTCACGAAGGATGCCACCATCCCAAATCCACTCTTTACCTTCCATAATTCCCTGAACAAAAGCATCAGGTGCAGATGGATCTGCAACAATATCAGCAGCCGTTGCTAACATAAAGTCTTCACCGACTTCCATAACTCCCGATTTATTTTGGGAGATTGAACCAATACCACGAGAGGAAACGCCGAGAGTAACACCTTCTTTCAAAAGCGACTCTGCAATTTTACCCATCGGAGTGGAAAGAATTTGTGCTTTCCCTATAAAGTTGTTGCCTTCTTGTTTAAGGGAAACGATCTTATGTGAAACTCTGTCGAGATTAACGGTAGGACCATCGGGGTGACCCAGTTCCCCAAGGGCACGACCTTTAGAAATATAATTTTCAGTATATCTCGCAACTTCTTTCTGCATCGTTGGAAGACGATACATTCTTTGGTTACGATTCACCTTTTCAGTTTGCAGAAAAGGACCCTCAATATAGAGTTTCTTTTCGGCACCCCTACCTTCAGTGATAACCTTTACTGATTCAATTTCTTCTCTAATGAGTTTCATTTGCCTTACGTGTTTTGAATTTGTTGGAAATAAAGTGCTCCGCCACCGCCTGCATCAGCCTTACCTTGAAGAACTGAAATTCTTTGAGATGCAAAGACCGATGCTCCAGAGTTTGTAGCAAATGCAGTGCTAATACCGGCAGTATTAGCTTCAACCGTGATTGAAGATTGGAAGTTTCCACCAATATCAGAGGTTGTATTTACAGCAGTAACTTGCGTATTAGAGATCAGGGTATTGTAGTTGGAGTCATTTGCACCAACCATAGTAATTCTGTCACCAATACCAAAAGGCATTTGCATACCTTCGGGTGCAGTGATAACAGTGGTTGTTCCTTTCGTAACGCTAGCAACTACTTGAGATGCTTTGGTCATTGCAAGAGTTTCGGGTTCGCCAGCAGCAACATAAAAATTGGCATCTGTTGCTACTGGATCAGTTCCAATTGCAACGTGACAACCCTTTCCTTTTGCAACAACCCGAAGTGCATTAGACTGCACTCTAAAAGCAGAGGACGTTGTTGCGGTTCCAGCGATAATAACAGAAGCTCCTGCTCCTACTGGTCTTAAAGTCATTGATATACTCGGGTCATTTATTTTTATTTATAATTACTCTTCCGAGTCAACTTCGGTATCAAACATTGAAGTTGCTACCTGGGGTCTTTGGTTTTCGACTTTTTCAGCAGCTTTCGTATAGAGAACTTCTTTAATTTTGTCGCTGATCCCTGCTGGTGATTCATCAGCAACAATCATATCCATTAAATCATCCATGAAAATATGTTATAAGAGTAACATCAGATAGTATTTATAAACTATTAATTTCCTTCATGAAAATCGTGCTCCATAATCATTGCATATGTTTTATATTTTAAAGACATCAAGTATTCTTGCTCCTCTGCAGGTCGAGCCGGAGAACCTGGCCAAGTTTCAACTGAATAGCAAATATGATCGTAAAACATGCGGAGTTCATCGATTCCCATGTTTAATTGAACATACCAATCAGTACTCCAACGTTCATGATCTTCAAACTCGTGCTCGTCATACATTAGAGATCACCACCGACATATGAATCGATGACTCTAACAGAACCTTCGGGCCATCCCTCTTGTTCACACTTTAGATGCCAACGTGTCATGGCAATAACATTATCTTTATGGAGACCAGTTAACATTTTACGGCCTTCTTTTGTTTCAGACGACCACATTCCTGTTCTAGTTTGAAATACGTGAAAACAGTCATCGATCCAGTCGATCTCTGCGATCTCTGGATGCACTTTAGTAGTTTCAGTCAAAATTAAATTTCTCCTCCTTTCGGTAATTCTGGTGCCTCTGTTGGTGAACCATCAATCTCAGGTTCCATTTGTGGCTTTCCCAAATCATTACCTGCCTCAGACTCTGGTGCAAAAGGCAATCCAGTTGCAGGGTCAATGGTTGCAGGATCAGGAATTGTGCCGTCCTTAATTTCTTTTTTAATAAGTCTGTCTTGCTCAAGGATTTCCTCATCCGTTTGACGCAAGATCTTACGACGAACATAATCTTGAGAGAAGTATTTTCCGATATAAGGTTCTGCTGCTTGAAGACTACCAAGTCTTTCATTTAGCAGTTCAGATTCCTTAAGTTCAGAGAAATGATTGTCATATAAGAAGTCATACTGAATGTGCTCACTCATTGCTTCCCAATCTTCGGGAGTAATGATATTTTTAAGGATAAGTTGGGTCTTCAACATGTCATTAAACATATTGGAGAATCTCTTTCTCAAACGACCCACAAACTTAGTGAACTTGAGTTCGTCTCTCAGGATCTCAGAAGATCTCCCCAAGTTAAACCCACCTTCTCCATCCATCCTTGAGGGAGGAACGTTAAGCGAACGGTAGAGTTTCTTTTTAAAATACTCAATATCAGTGATTTCACCCAGGTTTTGTCCTCCGGGGAGAGTTGAGATTTCAGTTCCTCTTCCGCCTTCGCGTCTTGGGAGCCAGAAGTCCTCAAGCATTGCCATGTACTTTTTGTCATCACGAATTTCTCCGGTGTTTGCATCGTATACAAGTTTGTTGCGATAACGCATCATCACGTCACGCAGATATTGTTCTGCTTTGACTTTTGGGAGATTGCCAACGTCAATGTAGAAAATTCTACGTTCAGGAGCACGGGACAATCTATAGATGACCAGTGAATCCTCAATCATTCTAAGTTGGTTGATCGATTTAATGGCCTTATGAAGATACGAAAGAACAGTCCCTTTGTTACGATCCACCAAACCAGATGTGCAATACGTGATCGCATCCTTTGCAATCTTGATTCCCTGTTCAGAACCTTGAGATGCAATGGTGGAAGTTGGATACGAAAGTTTTGGATTGTACATGAAGTACTCATCAATTTCTGGGAATTGATAAGCCATTGGATCTTCTTCTAATCTAAAGATAGAAGGTCTTTCTTTATTTGGATCTTTTTTCTTTTGAACTCTGATATGACGCATCTTCATTGCATCAATATATCTAAGTTCTTTAATTCCTTCTTCGGGTTTTTTGAAGTCGATTACTTTATGATAGTAAATACGACCATCAATATACCAGTTTCTATAAATTTCGTGAGCCTTTTTATCAAAATCCAATAAATCTAAGATGTGCTTAAACTCAGTACGAATATTATTTTTTATACCATCACTAGCATTTAGATTATCAAGATCAATCTCAATGGGACTATCGTTTGAATCGGAAACAATAGCTTCATTGACAATATCTTCAATAGCACTATCCGTTTCTGGATGAAGGGCCATTTCACGATATCTTTTAATTAAATCAGTTTCGGTCTTATATACACCTTCAATATCCAGATGCGTACCAAAAAAACCACTACTCATGTAGTGCGATACCCCGTCCTCATTGTTAGGAGCGACGGGGGAAACCGCAGTCTTTGATAGTGGTTCATTGTCCTCTATTGAGAACCCAAATAATTTGGACATGATTAACGGTTAACTTTTAGTTATTTATCAACCGTTAGGACCGCCAGCTTTTGAAAGCGTGAATGACTGTACCTGGAAGGTAACAGTAAACTCTTCAATAGTGTCGCTGCTATCATATGAAAGATCGATCTGAGAAACTTCCGTTGGGAAGATATCGATAAATTCATACTCAGCAAGAACTACATTAGAGTCACCTGCATTACTTCTGCTACTTGCAGTGGAACCTCTACCGAGTTGGAATACAGACGCATTGGTCATGTATGCCTCTGGGAGAGTCGTGCCTAAGTTATTTTCTAACTTAGCAATTTGATCCATCCAGGCTTCCATTGCGGTTCTGAGAGCAAAACCTTCATCGTTGATGATGGTAATGGTCCAGGTATCAATGGTTCTGTCTCCAGCAACCTTGAAAGTTCTTCCTCTAAAAGGAACATCGATTGAAGCGATGTTCGAGGCAGGCAGGTTTGCTGCCTTACACATGAATCTAAAGTTGTCTGCATCCCAAGGAATTCCTCCTGGGAGAGTTGTCAATTCTACCTCAAATAGATTGGGGCGTGCGCCGCCCCCAATGAGTGCAGATTTAAATTGAGAAATTGTTTTGTTTTCTCTAGATGTTGCCATTTTTGTATCCTCCTAGTGTTATTTAGATTAATCTAGATCAAACTCTACCTGCAACCTCTTCAAAGCTCACGCCTGTGCGAGTAGCAACGAAGGATAAGGTTACATAGTTGATTGATTTCGCAGGCTTCAGGAAGATGTCTGCTCTAAACTCATTATTATCAATAACATCTGGAGTGTTGTTTGTGGTGTCACAAATAACGAGGAATCCGAAAATACCTCTCTTTGCTTCAACATCTCTCAAGAATGGTTCAACAATGTTTCTGAAGTTTGCTCTCGTTAACTCATCGTTGAGTTCAAAGAGTTGTGCTTCAGCAGCACTTTCAAGTGCTTGCTCGATTGTGAGGAACAAGCGGCGAACGTTGATTCTGTCGAATGCAGAAGCAAATCCGAGACCAGTCTTATCACCGAAGAGTAATGTTCCAACACCTGGTTTTGTGATGATGGAGTTGACTCTTGCGGGATAGAGTCTATCTCTTTGTGCCTTGGTTGGATTGTATGCAAGTTTGACAACGTTGTTGAGGATACCTCTTTGTTGACCTGCAGGCGAGAACCATGGATAAGAGTTAATCGAAGTTCTAGTCATCAATCCAGCAACATCAGCGTTGGTTGGAACATAACGGAATTCATTATTAAATCTGTCGTACTTATATGCATATCCAGAATCGAATGCTGCATATGAGGAGGAACTGAGAGAAGAATAATATGCAAGTAAGTTTTCAGTTTGAGTCTCAGTGTTTGTTACATTGACCAAATCAGATCTATGGGGTCCAATCACTGCCATGCAGTCTTTTCTTTGTCCTGCGATGGAAATCAAGTGATTTGCTTTTGCTTGAGAAAGATCTCTTGAAGCAAGACCAGGGCCCATGATCAAGTAATCTACTGCAATTTCATCTCTATTTTGGAACAACTCGTAGGAGGTCTTAAGATTTCCAAGAGTTGCGGTCATACCGCCGTTTGAACCTCTGGCAGGAACTCCTGCGCTGTAATCTTCACCACCACCAAGGGAGTAAGAAACGTTTCCAAGAGCAGCAAAGACATTGTTTTGAGCAGCTCTACCCCAGAGACCTTCTCCAGTTGTATATGGAGTATATGACGTGGAGAATCCAGTTGCTCTAGGTTCTACTAATTGGCCATCAATTGTAGTGTGATATGCATCAACTGCAGAAGATGGATTGTATCCAGCGAACAGATTCTGGGAGAAATCTGCAATGTAGTCTTTGTAGTAATTCTTTTGTGGAGAATTTATTGCAGAGATCGAATCCTCTGCTTTAGACAGTCCAATGTGCTTCTCAATGATATTACCTTCGATGCCAGTAACAACACCATAATCATCAACAACTACAACGTGGAGAGCATCGTTCTCACCATTGCGGTTCAGAGTATACTGATTGGTTACTGGTTTTGGTGCAATCGTGCTCCAATAAATCGTGGAGTTCTCAAGATTAAGAGTTTGCTCGTTATACCAATCTTTAACACTATCAGGAGTGTAAGTTCCTACAGTTACAGAAAGTCCAGTATTGATACCGGCATTGTTGACAAACATCAGAGAATCTGAAGTATCGAATGATGCCTCAGGTGCCTTCTCCTTATAATCAATTCTTGTTTCTGTTCCACTGTCCGTTGATGCACCAGAAACTCTAGCAACAATCTTAACATCGATTGTGCTATTTGAGTTAGCAGTATCGGTCTTAACTCCGGTGATGATTCCTTTCAGGAAACCAGTGAAAGGAGTCGTCGTTCCAGCACCAGGAAGAACAACTGCAGAAAGTTGAGCAGTAACACCGTGTCCGACGATAGCACCTGCATTTCTCAGGTTGTCGGTGGTAATACCAATTCTTTGGTCAGCAAGGTCATCAATCTGACAAACCTTAAGTGAGTTTGCCCAAGATCCTGGGTTCTTAGCAGCATAGTAAAAATCAGTCGCAGACTTGTAATTCGACTGATAATCGTCATAGCTCTTGATCTTCAACACAGAAGTGCTAGCCATGCCAACACCAGCGTTTGCGTTATTAAGATCTGCGTCGTCTGTCCTAACAACTTTCAGGACTCCGCCATAAGAAAGATAGGACGCTGCACTCATCCAATACTCGTATTGGGCGTCTGTTGAAAGAGGTTTTCCAAATGCACTAATGAGATCCGTCTCATTAGTAACCTCAATTGGTTCATCGATAGGACCAATTCTAAAAGGTCCAGCGATAGCTCCAATGTTATCTAATACATTATCAGCTCTTCCTACTGTTAAGTCAACCTCCCTAATTCTTACACCGGGAGATAATTGAGGAGTCGCCATGTTTTGTTTCTCCGTTTAATCTCATTTGTTCTGAAAATATTTATTAAAAAGTGACTTTTCGCGGGGGAAACATGACGTGAACTACCAATCAGGATATTCCCATTTGTCTGAAGACTTTCTCACTCTACTCTTACAGCATTCTTTACATTCATATGAATATGAGGAAGCCACTGCTCCTCTATCCTTTCTAGTTCTATAAAATCCGTCAACTAAATTTTTTGTTTCTCCACACACTCTACATTTTCTATCTTGTAACAGAAGATGGCCTAATTGTATTTGTCCATCTAAATCCATTACATATAATCCCACATATAAGAACGATCGCCGTATTCATCAACATGCCATCGATCTCCCTCAGCATCTACAAAACTAGTATCATCTAATCCATCTGACATGAATCCAAATGGAGCCATATCCTGTTCAATCTGATTCTTCTGCTCATCATATAATCTTTTTCTTACATCTTGATCAGTAAGTTCTTTAAAATAATCTTGTGCTACTAACCATGCATAAATTACCAAGCACATTGCAAGGTCATCATTACAACCCTCTTCTGCCTCAAATGAATTGCTTTTGGAAATAAAAGTTGTTAGTTCTGATATGATCTCATAATCATTGAAGAGGAGTTTATCACTCTCAATCATTGTTTTAAGATTGAGAGATCCAACTTTTTTAACAGTCTTAGACATTTTGACACCTAACTGTGTCTTTTTGCCTGAGAATCCTTGACCAACAATTTGGCCTGCTCTACCTCTCATAGAACACATAAGGAGATTCTGATATTCAAGATCATAGTTTAAAATTGAAGCGACTTGATCTCCAATATCATTTACCTCACATAAAATAAATGCATTATTATATCTTTTTGCTATTTCAAAAATAATATTAGGAAACAACATTGGTTTAATGTCATTGTTCCTATATTTTCCAACCACTTTATGTGGGAAAGATGTAATGTCTGCAATAATGAATGCTGAGTAATCTTCACCTACACCTCTTGCAACGTCAACGGTTACAACATAATCATGTTTTGGTTCTGGTTCTACATATATGTCTAGACCGGCATTACTAGTCTGTGGGTTTTCATATACTAATGTTCTAAGTTTACTTGGAGCGATGAGCGTATCAATAGATCCAAGGAACTCACATTCAAATTCAATCTTGAATTGCTGCTCTGACGTGTTAGCAATAGTCTGTTGTCGCCACTTTTCATCTCTACCTGGGACTTCAGACCAATGAACATCAGTGGGAATATATTCGTTTTTTCCTTTTTCTGCGTCGTGCCAATATCTGTAGAAGTGGTTCATGCCGTGAGGCGTTGAAACCATTATGACTTTTGTGCTTTTACCAGAAGTAATAGTAGGATAAACAGATGCAAAGAAGGAGTCAGCGATGTGATTAGGGACGAAGGCGAATTCGTCGAGGAAAAGGATATTGAACGACATGCCTCGGACAGCACTCGCAGATGTAGAAGCTGCCAATATCTTACTGCCATTTTCCAACTCCAGAGATCCTTTGTTCCAAACCATGATGCCTTGCTGCATCCACTTAGGCAAGTTTTCGTATGCAGTTTGTAATCTGCCCAACAACTCCCTTGCAGTCGCTGCTTTGTTTGCAAGTATACCTATATTAACACTATCATTAAAAATTGCATAGTGCAAAAGATATGACACGCAGGTAGTAGACTTACCAGTCTGACGTGGCATCTTACAGATGTTAAATCGATTCTCATGGAATCTATTAATTAACTTCTCTTGGAAGTCATAGGGCTTGAAAGGAACAAGACCCTCATCAAGAGAAACAATCTTTACGTAATTTTTTGCGAAGTAAACGGGATCATCTTTACACTTAACAAACTCTAAGATTTGCTCCTGTGTAAATTCAATAGCAGTATTTGCTTTTTTTAGATTCGGATTACCAAGGTATACATCATCAGGCATAAGTTAATCAGCAGTTCCAAGCTCTTAATGATTTATTAATTCTAGAATCTGGATCGTTTGCAGTCTTCTTACTAGTTAACTTTGCCTTCATTCCTTTCATTCTAGCACAGAAGGATTTCCTACGGGGATTTCCAACCTTCTTGCTTGGTGCCTTAAGGTCGCTTCCTGGATTTTCTCTTTCGTAAGATTTTCTGCCTTTCTCGTTAAGACCTCCCTCTTTATTCTTTCCTGCTTTTCTTGTCCATGCTGCCCCTTCGGCAACTTGGAGCAATGGTTGTCCGGGTTCATAATCGGAAACTGTGAAAGTTGATAGTTTTGAACCTGGATAAACCTTACCTATCTCGGATTGAACGTCTGCTCTGGTTGGTCTAGATGCTGAGGGGAAGAACATTCTAAGCATGTAATACTTACCTTTCCAGACAAGTGTCACTGCAATAATATTTCCAGTTTTTGCTGGGATACGAACGGCTTCTTGAACTTCCGTTCCTTTCCAAACACCATTGGTGTCAACAACTGGACTCATATTTGATGGTCCGACAATATCCGTAACTTCTGCGAAGGCTTTTCCATCAGCAGTCTCGATGGTCTCTTCGTTTGCCTTTACGCAACGGTTGTATGTCTTTCCAAAAAGTTTTTGCGTTCCCGCTTTTTTATAACCCTTCCAGCATTTTTTACCAGCTTCATTGATTTCAATAGCACCAATCGATTCTAGAGCAGCAAGTTGTGCTGGGGAGAATCCTTCTTTCTTTGAGCTATTGCCCCAATTAGCGGCACCCACCTTACGGCATTTTACAAGGGCACCGGAAGCATATGCTGAAGGCCATACGCTGTAGCGAGATTTGACTTTATGGTAACAGGCATCTTTAGTTCCACTGCCTTTACCTTTCTTGTCTTTTGCTTCGTCAATATTCAATATTTTATCACCAACATTTACATTATTGGCCTCAAACCATCCACGGTTTACTTCTAAAGCGTAGAGAACGTTTGCATCAGATGTGATTGAGGACTCATTTAATGGTTCTAATTCTTTAATAGTTTCGATTACACCATTCTCGTTGATAAAAGCAATATCAAGAGGTATGGTGGTGTTCTTCATGTGGAATGACTTTTCTCCTGATTCGTTAAAAACGAAAAGCATACCACAGTTTTCACCTAGACTTTCCCTGAACATCAGACCCGCATTAAATGCCTCCAATGAAGATGGAACTTCAATATGGAGAGGTAGGGTTACAAATTCTTCTTTGTTCATCTTCTTTTTAGGCTTAGGATCAGTAGATACGTAAGTTGGTTTTGCTGCACCAGATTTTGATTGTTGTCCGGGGTCTGCTGCCTTTTTTCTTCTTTGGGCAGATTTTCTTTCTGCGGGAGTCATACTTGCTCTCTTTGCAGATGATACACACTTAGGTGTACCTTCCCCTGGTTTATCACTTGCACAGGTTCCACCTGTTACAACATTAACCCAACCTTTTTTACCATCTTTTGATTTGGACTTACCAAACCAGTCACGAAGACCTTCTTCACTGATAGAGGCACCATTCTCCTTACGGAGCATTCCTTTTGGATCTACCATGAAACCCTTTGGAATTGGTTTACAAACTTTATCCGTATAGCAGTAATATGATCCTGCTTTACATTTTCCGTTCTTCTTTCCCTCTTTCATAATATTTCTAGAATTTGCTGGTTGACCAGGTTAGACTTTTAAAAGTCTCTTATTATTTATACTTTTGTCAATGTTTTTGATATTTTAAACACGGTAGACGAACTAAACGCAGGAGTAGCCCTAACTCTTACACTTCCAGAACTTATATCAGCAGTAAATTCTGCAAGAGCAACACCTGTTCTTATTGTTCCAAATTCACTTAAATATACCTCCGTTCCATCATGCATCACGTTTAGTGTTGTCACATGATATAAAGTCCCTCTAGTTATCTGTATTTGATACTGTGCAGACCTGAAGACAGTTGCATCAAAAGTATCAATGTTAGCTTGCGATGTTGATGTGGTTGTTGTTGTGGCAGCGTCTAGTTTAATTATTGTGGTTATACTTCCAGCACCAATTTCTAAACCACTTCTAGCAGTCGCAATACCAACAGAATCTAGGAAGGTAACATCATCATAGGTTAGTGTTCCACCGACACTTACATTGCCACTAAAAGTAGCAGTAGCACCATTAATGGTGCCGGTAAATGTCCCGTTTGAGGACCCCATATTCGCAGTATCTCTTGTCCTACTCATGGTATTTTCTAATTATTTATTATACTGATGCTGATGTAAGTGCTATACCAACATCACCACCACCGAAGAAATCATCTTGCATTTGTGCTTGATTGGATGTGGCACCACCCGCAACCCAACTGATGTAGATGGGGTTACCATCACCATTTACATCCTTGGTAGCAATGACCGCACCATTTGATTCGTCATAGATATCAATTGTGTTATTAGATGCATATCTAATAGAGAACTTGGTATTGCCAGGACTTGGATCTGTCCACTTAGTTGCAGAGTAATTGGAATTGCTGGTGTTGAATGTCCAACCCTTCAGAGATTCAATCTCTTCACTGGTGTTTGTCTGCCAACTCCAATCAAAATAACTGTCATTGTTCTCCACATTAGTCAGACCGGAACTAGCATTGGATGATGCCCACTGTCCAATTTGAGTGTTGGCTTGAGTAGCAGGAAGTGTCCAGTGCATCTTGTATCCAGCAGGAATACCATCTTTATGTCTCCATACTTGGTCTGCCTTATATGCAAGAACACCACCAGTGCTATGAATACCAACTCCACCAAGAGCTTGATTCTCAGGGAAGCTACCAATTCTCCAGTTGTTCCAGGGGTTATAGTGTCCAACTCCTTGGTGAGCAACTTCCCAACCATATACCTCAATACCTTGAACGGTAGGAAGTCTGGTTGAATCACCACCAAGAGAGATGAAAATAGGATTACCATCTAGTGCTGTATTAGATGTAGCAATCTTAGTTCTTACACCTGCGTTTACACTATAAAGAACAAGTTTGTTAGTTCCATACTCATACTGCATTCTCATACTTGTACCAGCTAATGCTGTATTTTCATCAATACCAGCAGCAAGTGTGAAAGCACCATCTTGTTCACCCTGTGCCTTTGGTTGACCAGTTCTCTTGAAATTGATATGGTGGGAATAGACTCTCTTAGTGCTATCCAGAACACCAATCTTCATATTGTTCTTAGTAGCACCATGTTGATTAACTGCCAGTTGAGTCCAGATAAACTCTTGTCCTGGTCTCATCTTCTGACCCCAGGTTACATTATATAATGCAGAACCAATATAAT